TAAAACATTTCCATAAACTATTGCACATTAAATGTAGAAGTTGATGATACTGTTAAAGTATTTGTAGTTGTGTTATTATTAACTATCAAACCACCAACAGTAATTGTAGATGGGTTTGTATATGTTGACGAAGAACCAGTAGAAGTAGAAGTTGTAACTCTTGTTGTTGGAATAGTGTCTGCAATAAATTGAGGATTAAACATTCCTTCTCTTGCCCTTTGACATTTAGCAACAATTTCAAATTTATTTTCTACTTGTCCAAACAATTGTTTTGGTTCTGCTGTAGAAACTATTTCATAATAACGGTCACCATATAAAACAAAATCACCTTCACGAACAAACAAATCTTGGTCTTCTGTCAAGCGTTTTTTGTGAAAGTGAATCTCTATAGATGTTGCTTTATCTATACCAATATTTTTTGTGAATAGTTGTGTTTGACCTTCCCATTTAACAAGAGCATAAACTCTAACTGGTGGAAGAAATGTTTTTTGTATTGCTTCACCATAAAGAGGATGAAAATTTGAACGATCAATGTCAATAGCAAAATACGCAATCTGTTGACCAATGACTCTTTCAATAATTTCGTCATTGACTTGTTTAACAAGATTGCGTTCTTTTTCACCTGTAAATAAAGGTGGTGGTGGAGTTGCTGGTTGATTCCAAGCAGTATTAGATTTTTTTTGGCGTGCCATTAACTATAAATAGATTTAAATGTATTTTATGCTGTAAAGTAAAATATTTGAGTGTATGTTTTTCTACTTGTAGTTATTGAAGCGTCTGTAGACTGAGAGTGTAATGTAGTCCAATTAGAGTTATCATTACTTCCATCCACAGTCCATCTAACTGGATCTCTACCGTCTACATCATTACCTGTAGCAAATCTGAATGCATCTGCAAATCTAATAGAACCAAAATCTATAACTAAAGATCTAGTAGCACGATTACTACTATCCAACCATTTTGTTTCAACAGAACCATCTATCCCTTTATCTGGTTCTTCGCCTGCTGGATTTGTACCACCTGGATTAGTAGCAGATGCGCCACTATAGCTTAAAAATCCACCAGAATACATAAGCTCAAATTGGCTTACTTGAACAATACCTTCTGCATTTGCTGGATCTGCTGTTTTATCTCTAATTTTTGTAGTATTAAAACGATAATATCTATAACCTATTCTTGATTTTGGATGGTTACCTAATGGTCCAACAATTGAAGAAAGTCTACCTAACATCTGTTATCCGAAAGAACTTAATTGTCCTAATGTAACCCAAGTACTACCAGATCTTATTAAACTAAAACCATATATATCGTGTCTGTTTGCAGTACCAGCAGGTACAACAGCGTTAGACCATTTAACTGATGAAGCTGTAGAATTAACTTGAACAGATGAAGCGGAGTAAGGTGTACCACTTTGAGAAATTACAACATTATACGCCGACACTCTTTGGTCGGTTGTAGCAACGTTTGTAAAGTTTAATGTAAAGTTTGCTGGTGGGTTATTTATGTACATTGTTGATCTAGTTGATGTATCAAATGTTACTGTTGCTGGTATAGAGGACGTTAACAATACCCTTTCGTAAGTTGTGCCTAGTGTAGTAAATCCGCTAACTGATGCTACGCCAATCGAAGCAGTTGAAGTATTTATTGTTCCTGTTATAAATAATGTATTTGTTCCATTATCAAATGTTAAATTATTAGAAGCAGTTAAAACACCAGTTGTATGCTTGTATTGTACAGACCCATTTGCACCAATTGCTGATACGTTTGTTCCTTGTATGCCAGTAATAGAAAATCCATTTCCAGCAAAATTACCTGCTTGTATTAATGTTGAAGCTGATATATTAGTAGCTGTTATATCGCCAACAACAGCTAATGTTTTTGTCGCAGCAGATGCATCAAATTTTAATAAACTAGAACCAGTTAAAGTTCCAGTACTTCCATTTTTAAGTTGTACAGTCCAATCATCTCCAACACCACTAACATTAGAACCTTGAATTCCAGTTATGTTAAGACCATCACCTCTTAAAGATGCTGCTTGTATTTGACCAGATGATGAAAGTGCTTGAACAAATGAAGAACCAGTTACAGTTAGTCCACTTCTTATTGTAGCAGCACCAGAAACAGTTAATGTTCCACTTACAACATAAGAACCAGATAATACTTTATTGTTTTTCCAATATTGATTAGTGTTATCATAAACTAATAAATCACCTTCAGATGGACCAGAGATATAAACATTGTGTAGTTCATCAAGTTCATAACCATTATCTATCTTAATAAATATAGATCCTACTACTGCATGTGCCCTAACAACTTCACCAATCCTTACTGTATGTTTTGGTGCAACTGGTGTGGTAGCAGTATAGTCACCACTTGATGAAAGGTAAATAACTTGACCAGCGGTAAAAGTTGCAGGATCAGTATTTACATCTGTAATAACACCATTCAATAAAACATAACCAAAATCATTATGTGCTACGGTACTCATTAACATACCTAATGTATTTGCAGAATTTGAATCATTCTCCCAACTTGCTGTGGCAATTAATGGATTATTTCCAACACCACCTATAATATGAACAAGTTTTCCTTTAGAAATTGGGGAACCACTTGAGTTTTTAACTTTTACTACGGTTTGTTGACCTATTTGAAGTTTTTGATTACCATAAGTTAAATAATAAGCTAAATCACCTGTATCCGTATCATAAAATACTCTACCATTTTTATATGATGGTATTGAAGCAGAAACATCAAAATCTATGTAATCAGTTTCACTTATGTAAGCTGTACCAGACATAAGAATAGAACCAGTTAATGTTAAAGTACTTCCGCTAAATAACAAATTAGATGAACCTGTTAAAGTTCCAGTTAGTCCATTTTTAAATTGTATTGACCAATCATTACCAGAGCCATCAACATTATAGGCTTGAACACCTGTAATGTTAAGACCATTACCAGCAAAAGATGCTGCTTGTATTTGACCAGATGAAGAAAGTGCTTGAACAAAAGAAGAACCAGTTACGGTTAATCCACCTTTTATTGTTCCAGCACCAGCAACAGTTAAAAATCCAGCAGTTTGTATGCCAAGAGAAGAAGAAAGGTCACCAGTAGTTGTTCTTATGTTACCTACAGCATCAATTGTTGAATTTGTTTGAAAACCATTAGAAGAAGAAATAATGCCTTGCGATGTTATGTTTCCTGCTGCTTGAACTGTTGTATTTGTTTGAAACCCTAGTGACGAAGAAACAATAGATTGGCTTGTTATTGCACCAGCAGTTTGTATACCAGTAGAAGATGAAACAACACCATTACTTGTTATCGCACCAGCGGTTTGTATACCAGTTGATGATGAAACAATACCAGCTACATAAACTGAACCAGTAAACTGGTGTGTGTCTCCTACACTATCACCAAATATTGTTGAACCAGATTTTAATATTTGGGAAGCAGAAACAATTAATGTATCTGCTCTTAAAGTACCAGTTAGGTATAAAGTATTCGTAGTATAATCAAAAGTTAAATTTGAACTTCCAGAAATTTTTTGAGAAGAACCAGAAGCAAATTGAATAGATTTGTCTGGGCCGTTTGCTACAGCCCCTGTCATTTCAGAATTTACATAAGCCCAACCAAATCTACTCATTTTATCCTACCCCTATAGAACCAGACCAGTTATTACCAACACCATTAGGGCCAGAGTTTTGTAAATGTATTGTACCTATGTTTGATAGTTCAGCAAACACAGAAGCACTTGTTGGTGTTGTTGTGTTTGATAAAATAAAAATTGATGATACTTTTACTCTAAACTCTTGTGTTGGAAAAACTGTTGTAGTTGTTGCGGCAGGAATTATAAAATAATTTGTTCCTTTTACACCATTGGATGAAAAACCAACTCTCAATGGTGAAGCAGTATTTATGTTAGATACAAAGATTCTTTGAGTTACATCTGGGAAAGTTACTTCTGTTGGAGTACCTGCACTTGATGGAACTGCAAGACTTGATGTAGCATAAGGTATACCAGAAACTTGATATGAACCTACATTGCTTATACCTACACCATAAGGATAGTTAGCTGACATTTTTAGTTTTCCTTTTTCTTTTCAAAACGTTTATTATAATTAGATTCTTTTTGCAATTCTTTCTGTTTTTTCTCAGCTTCTGCTTTTTTCCATCTAGCAATACCAGCAAGTTTTTCTTTTCTTTTTGTTACAGATGGTTTTTCATAATAACGTCTTTCTTTTACTTGTTCTATGATTCTTTCTTTTTTAACTTTTTTCAAGAATCTTTTGACCATTCTCTCAAATGGTTCACCTTTCTTTTCTTTAACTCTCACATTAACGTGAGTATTTTGCTTAGACATAAACACCTCTCAATTCATTTAGTCTTTGTCTTAGTTTATTTATTTTATTTTCTTGTACCGATTTTATTCCAGAAGCTAATTGTAGTGCTTTATCTTTTGTAATAAAATAATTTGGATCATCTTCAAGACCTATCTTGTATGATTCATAACCTTCTTTTGTAAAGTATTTTAATAATTCTGATTCAACCTCGCCTTTATTAGATAAAAATTCAATAACTTCAATTGGAGTTATTTTACTTGAATCGCCAACAGTATCTGATTTAAAAATTTCATCACCGTATTTGTCTAGTATGTATGCCAATGCAATGTCAAAACTTGATTTAACATTTGGATTTTGTGCTATTGAAGAATCTGTTTCTAAAACATAATTTTTGATTGCTATTAAATCATTAGAAATAGAACTTGCAAGTAACTTTGATCTGCCGCCAGAAGATACAGCATAATTAGCTGCTTTAGCTTGTAATTTTAATAATGCTTGTTCTGTATCTAAATTACCAACTGCTTCTAATTCTTCTGGTTTAGCATTTTCTATAAATCTAAAAATTGTTTTGCCTGTTTCTAAAAATCTATTTAATTGTTCTTGATCTTCAAAATTATTAGAGCTAAAGATTTTACTTTTCTCAGCTTCTAATCTTTCTTTTTCTTCTGGTGTCTTAGCGTTAATTATTTGTTTTTGTTTTTCTTTTAATTGTTGGAACAAAATACCAGCTTTTTGAAGATCTTTTTTTTCTAATTGGTTTTCTAATTCTTTAAGTATTTCTCTTTTCATCCCAACTTGATCTAATAAATCATCAATTGTTTGCACATCTTTAACTACTTGTTGTTGATCTGGTTTTAAGGATTCAAAGCCTTGTGCAGCTTGAGTGCCTGTTTGAACAAAAGAATTTAAAATTGTAGCAATTAAAATTCCTGGTAATGCAAGATTTTTGAAAAACTTAAAACCCGAAAGATTCATCAAACCTTCTTTTACAAGATACTGTTCAAGTTCTTCGCGAATAACTTGTCTTACTTGTTGTTCTGTTAAGATTTTCATTTTATCTGTTTCCAACCACCCGTCATTCTAAGTAAACCAGAAATGTCAACACCAGAGTCACTTGGATCAACACCAGCCAAAGGAGAAGCTACAGCCTCTGCCGCTGCTCCTGTATCTCTTGGTGGTGGTGCGGGTGTGGTACCTTCAAATAGGTTTAAACCACCAAAAGAATTCTTACTAAACTCTTCTAATCTTTTTCTTCTTTCTTCTATTTGTTTTTGTTTTTCTGCTGCTCTTTGTTCTTGTAATTGTTTATTGATTACAGGTTGAGCTTGTTGTCTTTGTTCAACAATTTGTGTAGAAGAAGTTTGCTTTATTATCTCACTTATTACAGTTGATAACTCTTCTTGCATTGCTTCTTTGACCAATTGTTTTACAAGAGGACGAAGTGTTTTCTTTAAATCATTTGAATTCATTGATTTCCTGTTATAAGTTTCTTTAATTTTTCAAATTGTAAACTAATGTCTGTTATGTTCATTATACGTTTAAATTCTTCAATTGTCATAAGTTTATTATTAATTATCTCATTGTAAAGTACCGATAAATAACCTCCTAACAAGGCTGTCGGAATAATTGTTTGTATTTGCTGTTCATTTTCTTTAACAACATTTTTTAATTTATTTTCAATGTTTGTAATAAATTTTTTATAAATTGCAATTTCATTAGAATTTAAAGTTTCGGCTCTATCTTTTCTATGTGTTATGTTAGCGGTCAAGTTGTTAAAAATTTCTCTTATTGCTTGTTCTTTTTTACCTGTATTTAATAATTGCAAATAATAGCGTCTTGCTTTCACTATGTCTTGACCAGACTGTATTGTAGGCCCGTATTCGCCTCTTTTTTGTCTATCAATTATTTTTTGATCTCTAACTTGTTTAGCAACATTTGGATTAACTGGTGGTGCCGCAGAAGGTGTTGTTTGAGCTTGTGCTGTAGAAGTTTGACCGCCACCAGTTAATTTTTGATAAGCAGATTTTATACCAGAACCTATTCTTTGTAAAAATCCTTGTTCAATTAAGTATTGTTGTAATTCTTCTCTTATAACAGATCTTAATTTAGTTTCAGTTAGTACCATGATTAATAATTTTCCTTTACATACATAAATAGAAAGCGGTGCATAAAAATGCACCGCTTCTAATAAAAAACCTATAACTTAGGTTTTATTTTTATTTCACTTACCTTTTTTCATTGTTTTCATAGCTGATTTAGCTGAGGAAAAGGTTTGCTCTGGTCCTACTTTTTTCATACCACTATCGCCTCTTTTGGCTGGCATTTTATCGCCTTTCATTGCAGCTTTTTTACCTTTTGCCATTTCTACTTTCTTTTTGGCTTCTGCAAGTTGTTGCTCAAGTGAAGCAATTTCTGCATTTACTTCGCTAACATCGTCTACTGTTTCTTCTAAATCGTCTTCCATTTCTTGGCTGACTAATTGCTCAAGTTCTTCTTTGATAATTTGCTTGAGTCTTGCTGTTGTTAATTGCATATTAAAATCTCCTTATTTTTTTAACAAATCTTGAATTAAATTGTTTAATTTTGTTCCTCTACTTTCTGTAACCATCTTTCTGTTTTCTTGGAACATAAATGCACCATGAGTTGAAGGTTCAGAAACAATATCAAAACAAATAAGATTGAAATCATCTTCTACTATTGTTTCGCCTCTGTTTTCTCTTACAGAGCCTGTTCCTCTTGAAGAAATACCAATCTTGACATTTGCATTTACTAATTCTTTTAATACTTGACCAGATGGAGTGTTAAGAACTTGTATCTTACCCATTACATCTTTTCCGTTCCACCAAGTCTCTGTAACTAAATGTGATACGTTACGCAGATTGATAACAGATTGATCTGGATGGTCTAATTCTCCCAATGCTCTTCTTTCTTGGACAAGATTTTGATAAGTTTTCATTTCACGATCAAGAACAGAATGTGGATAAATTCTGCCATTTCCATTTCTTGCATCTGCTCTTTGAATAACACCAGAAAGCATCATTCCACCTTGTTTGATGAAATGCTTATCAGACTCTGTAAGTATGTCTTCACAAAGTCCGTTTGGGCATAGTTCGTAAAATTCTCTTAAAAGTGATTTGCTCATTTTTATTTACCTTGTCTCTTATCAGCAACAATAGCTGCGCCATATGCACTTGCAAGACCAACAAGTATAGTAGAAAAAATAATGGTCATAACTTGTTGTTCATTTTTTGCTTGTTCAGCTTCAATTACATTTTTTACTTCTTGATTAAGATTTTTTAATTTTTGTATTTCTTGTTTAGCAGGTGCAGGAACATAAATTGTTCTTGTAGAACTACCAGGGGGTCTATATGATTGGCTATGCCCCTGTTTTACTCTTAAATTATTTAAATCAATAGTAGCTGTTTTGTTAGTAGTTTTATCAGTAACCATAACTTCATTATCATTTATTTTTTTAAAAGTTAATTTATCTGTAAGTACTTTTTTAATTTTCTCTCCATCTACTTGTGATAAAATTGCTTGTTCACCTTGCTGCATTCTTGCAATAAATTCTGGATCGGCTGTTTGCACGTAAGCTGAAGGTGGCGTAAAATCCATGACAGGTCCAACTTCATTAAGTAAACCTTTAAGCTCTTCTTTTATTATTACTCTCAAATGAGATTCAGTTATTTTCATTTAAATAAAATTCCTTTTTGTATACCTTTCGGCTTTCCTCTGCAACAAAGTCTTACAGGTTGAAGTGCCCATTTTCTGGTCCAAAAGCCTTGTGTATTTTGAGTTATCATAATAAATCTCCAACTATTCTAATTAGATTCATTTTTATTATTATTCTTTATTGATTTTAAAATTAATTCCAAAATCGGTAAATAATGAACACAAAACATAAGAAGTCCCCGATGATAAGCAAGCTAACAAAAATGTATCAACTATGCTTGTAGATACATCAATAAGACTTGAAAGATTCATTAACATAGCAACAAACCATCCAACATGGAATCCCATACACATTGGACATTTAAATAGTTCTCCCCATAGTCCTTCTTTTGGTCTAACACAATTTAGTATTGAACCGTAAACAAGAATGTTAGTTAAACCAAAACAAACAAGAATAAAATACAAAAGCCACATTATTTCTTCTCTTTTTGCTCTCCAAGATAAGCAATGTTGTAATGTTTGTTGATAGAGTAAGCAGCAGTACCAATAGAGCCTTGACGAGCCTTTTGTGGTACTTCACCAAGTTCAGTTGAATCTTCTTCTTCTGGATTTGTAAGATAATTGTCTTGATCTCTTCTCATTGCTTTTTCAAACTCAAATGATGGTCTTTCTTTATCCATGAATAAAGCTGTTGAAAAAATAATAACTTCAATTGGATCTACTTTTTCTTCTGTTTGAGGAATAGCAGCTTCCATTGATGCGTAAATGTTTCCAGCTTGTATAGTAGATGGATCAATAACACCACGCTTATAAAGAAAGTCTAAATACTTGTTTTGAGTATAATAAGTTTTATCATCCATTGAAAGAGTTGATAAAACAAGTATTTTATTTTTTGATGGTGAAATTATAATGTCTATGTAAGGATGATCTTGAATAATAAAATTACCATCTAAAGTTTTTCTTATGTCAAGTTTAACTTTAGTTTTTGGTGGCTCTTTTGGACCACTTGGCATTGTATCATCTTTAACTTTAATTTTAATAGACATTAGGAAAGTTCCTTAGCAATTCCTTGAAGTTTAAGAACCTTCTCGATAACATTATGATCTATTTGAGTATTCTTAATGTTGTCAATTACAGAAAGAATATCTTGTCTCTGCGTTGCTTCGTTAAGATTAGAAGTTGTTTTTATTACACTTCTTATTCTTGAAATCTCTTCGTTAAGATAAATTTTAAAATCAAAGTCACCATCTGAGAATGAAGCGATGTATCTTGTTAATAACTCTTTTTGTTCTTCAAGAAGTGATGTACCGTATTTCTCATTGAACTTCTTTACGAATTCTTTGTAAACAAGATTGTCTATTGGTTTAAGATTCTGCATGTTATCTTCAGTTGACAATCTTTCAACCAAGAACTGTTCAAGTATTACTCTTGATTTCATTGGAATTTCTTGATCAAAGATTTGTGCTATTGTTGCAAGATCTTTATAGTTAGACATAAAATTTGTAAATACAGCAGGACCAAGTTGTCTATTTACATCATTAATAACTCTAGTTTGGTCATTAAAAATGTGTTGCTGATTAAGACCAAAATAAACTCTTTTGGCTTCTGTAACCATTCTTTCTGCTGCTTCTTTTGGAAGTCCTCTTGATTCATAAAGAGATTTGTAAACATCTAGCTCTCTAGCTAAAGATGTGCCCTTTTTAAAATGTTCTTTGATTATTGATAATACAAGTGCTTTTCTATTTTCATCTTTGGCAACAATAGCTTTGGTAAGCTCTTTAGTTAAAGACTCAAAAAGAAAAGCGGTGTTTCTTTTCTTATTATGTTTAAGCTTTATTCTTTCCATTATTTTTGGACTCCAAACTTTCGATTAATTGACGAGTTTCACGCTCTATTCTAAATAGTTCAAATTCATCTTCATTGTGTGTATCGTTCATATTTTCTCTAAGAAAGTTACCAATGAGTGAATCTAATTCTTGATCTTTCATAACATTTTTGCGACTACCGCTTGCAGTAAAGCCTCCACCAGAAGCTAAATTACTTCTTTTAAATGCTCCAGATTTTCTTCCATCACCACCAGTAAATTTAGCTGGTGTATACATTTTTCCTTTAGATGCTGGTGTGGTTGTTTGTGGTTTACCATCTCTTCTCTTCGATGGTGCTGCTAATAATGTGCTTCCACCCTCTTCTCCTGCTGCTGGTTCTGGAGCGGCTGGTGCTTCTGGAGCTTCACCTCCTCCTTCTGGTGCTGCGCCGCCTTCTGGTGGTGTTCCTTCTTCTGGTGTTGGTGCGCCTTCTGGGGCTGGTGCTTCGCCTCCACCAAGTCCTCCACCTAATAGACCTCCACCACCTCCACCGCCGCCTCCAGCGGCTGCTTGTGGTTGTGCGCCAGCAGCTTCTAATGATGCTGCAAACTTACGATCATAGTATTGTTCTCTTTGGATGCGTAAGAATTCTTCATCAGACAAACCAAAGATGTGTTGAGCAATCCAACGCTTAGAGAAGTAGCCTTCTGTAGCTCCACCAGCAACATCAAACTTAGTTTTCCAATGTTCAAGTTCTTGTAGGGCTGCAATTTTTGATGGATTGTTAAGAGAAAGTTTAAATGAAATTAAATCCGATCCTCTATAGCCAAGTGTAAATAAATGGATAATACCAATCTTTTCTAACTCTGCTACAGCTACTCTTTGAAGTCTTTGGATGGTTCTAGCAAATCTAATGTCTTTTTGTGCAAGAGTTGCTTTGTCTTCAGTTGCACCATCACCTCTAATAAGGTATGACATTGGAACTTTTAAAGCAGCAAATAATTTATCTCTAAGGTATTTTACGTCTTCAATAGCAGAAGCAAATTGACCACCTGGAAGTGCATCAATCTTTGTATTGTTTTGACCGCCACGAACTGGAATAAAGTAATCTTCGTCTACTGACATTGGATTATAACGCAAATCAACACGACCAGTATTTTGATCAACAATTTGATTACGCTTCATTGAAGTCATAACTCTTTGCATGTATTGTTCGACTTCTTGTGGTGGAATGTTCCCAACATCAATGTAAAATACTTTTCTTTCTGGAGATCTTGTGATACGGTATGCCATCATTGCATCTTCAAGAAGTGTAAGTTGTCTCCAAATTCTTCTTGCGGAATCCAATACAGAAGTACCATATGGAGAATACTTATCGTTTCCAAGAATTCTAAAATGTGCTACTTGCCAATTTTCAAAGGTTAAACCACCAGAGTTCCATTGAAATTGAACATAATTTGGATTTGTTGGATCTTTACCTTCCATTCTTTCTATTTGATTCGCAGGAAGACCTAAAGCAGATTTTATTCCCAATCTTTCATCAATGTCTAAATACAAAAAGTGATCGCCATATTTACACATATTGCGACACCAATTAAAAAGATTTGAATCAAGATTTAAAGTTTTGTTGAATAATGTATTTAATATAGATTTTATTTCTTCGTTTGGACATTTAATACTTAACATATTATTAAGTTCATTAGATGTTGTCATTTCATCTGCATAAATATCAAGAGCAGATGCAATCTCTGGCATGTACTCCATTTGGTCAAAATCAATATACCTGTCGGCTCGATTTTGATTTGACATCATTTTAGATGAAAAATTTTCGTATGGATTATAAGCAGATTTTTTAAATTCTAAACCACCAGCAGATGTAAACTTCTGACCAAACTTGTCCATTTGGTTACGTCTATATCTACTTTGTACTGGTTGATTATAGTTTACTATAGGACCAGAGAATAACTTAGTAAGCCTCTTAAATAATTCAGAGTCTTGATTTTTTGTATTTTTAAATTTTTGATCTGCCATTTTTATCCTTTATAAACCCAAAAGAAGTTTTCATATTGTTGTTTCGCTTCGTTTAAAGAAACTGATAAGTCTTTATTGTAACCAAGCATACCAGGTATTTTTGTATCCATCATTGTATTAGTTTTTACTAGACTTGTCAACATTGCTTTCTTATATTCTAGCTCTCTTTGGTTAGTTTGAAATACTGTATCTTTAATCCAACAAGCGATTGCAAGTGACATAACCAAATCGTCGTTATAGCCTTGCATTGCTTGGCCTCTTCCATAAGACCAAATAAATGTATCTAATTCGTTTACAGTTCTTAATGAATTAATTTTTATAGTTTTATTTCTTATAAACTCTTCAAGCTTAGCAATAATTAATGGTCTTGTTTTATGTGAGGTTGTAAATCCTGGGACTGTATTTGTAGTGCCTTCTGCTGATATCTGATCAATATATTCTGCCGAACCTTTAGTAGAGTAATATATGTTTGGATAACCAGCAGCTATTATTTTTTCTGATACTGAAAAGCCTATGTTGTTATTCTCAATAAC